ACTTGGTAATCTCTGCCCAGGTGACCGACCGGAGCTGTGACTCAGAGTTTGCCGAAATAATGGTTGTCGAGCCAATGCGTGTGGACAACATCCATAAGGTTAGCCATGACACTAGGGCAGACTTGCCAATCCCGCGCCCTGAGCTTGTTGCCATCCTGAACGTGTCAAAGTCAATCTTGCCGCCGTTTTGTTTAATGTGTGCGGTTAGGTCTGACAGGACTTCGCGCTGCCATTTGCGTGGGCCTGTAAAGTTCTCTAATGGCGTACCTTTCTGACCCCAGGGGAACGCATACAAGACAAAGGATAGAGGATCGTCTTTAATCTTAGGCGCCCAGAGGCGGCTCATGAGAGCCATCTCTTCGTCTGGGGAGTAGATGGGGGTTTGCATGAGGCTGATTGTAAATGAAGAAATAATAATAAAAAATAAATTTTTGGGGTGAACCCTCCGCTAGCTAGGGCTCCCCGCAGGGCCCTCCCCCCCCCTACCCCTGTGCCCTTAGGATCTCTTAGCCCTGCCCTGCCAGCTTAGTTGTTGGACAACATACAACGCTAGTTGTTGGACATCTGTCATCTAGTTGTCCAACGACTAGATGTCCAACAAGCTAAGGCGTCTTATTGCAGCGCAACATATTGCAATACAACATATTGCAATGCAACATGACATGATGCGTTGCAACATTCACAGCTCGAGCATTGTGCAATGCAACATCGATATATTTAATTATTGTGAGCATTTGAGAGGATTATATGTAAACGTGAGCAAAAGTATGATATTGTGTGTGTTCCCTAATCTGATTTATCACACCAGGAGCACGACATGTTATCAATTAGCTCAGACGCAAAAACAGTAAAAGGTCTTAAGCTTGGCTTTCTTACCGGCATACTGTATCTAACACCTAGCGACCTATCAGGCCAGCAGGTTTGCCCTATGGCCAAGCTTGCCGAATGCGAAGCACCTTGCCTGTTTAGCGCAGGCCGTGGCGCATTCACTAGCGTACAGATAGCACGCCTATCCAAAACAGATTGGTTTTTTAACGATCGCGAGTCTTTTATGCTCGAATTGATTGATAGCGTGTTTGCTTTAATCCGTCAGGCCATGCGCCAAAGCTTAACGCCAGTCGTGCGATTGAATGGTACTAGCGACATTAGATGGGAAAGCATACCGGTTACATATAAAGGTATTACATACACTAGTATTTTTGCCCTATTTCCCCAAGTACAGTTTTACGATTACACCAAGCTTGCAAACCGTAAAAACGTACCAAGCAATTATGATTTGACGTTTTCCTATAGTGGTGCGCTGGCATACCAAAAGTATGTACAGCAAGCCATTGCTGCAAAAATGCGAATTGCTGTAGTGTTTAGAACCGTGGCCGATATCCCCAAAAGCTTTTTAGGTTTGCGCGTGATACCTGGCGACAATAGCGACATCCGTCATGTAGAGCCCAAAAACCGTATTGTGGCTTTGTATGCCAAAGGCCAAGCCAAAAAGGATATAGGCCCTTTTGTAGTTGATACCTTGCGTCGCATTATCCCCATTAAATTAGCAGCATAACCCCACGGCCACGCAAGTGGCCATTATTTAAAGGACTAACCATGTCAGAGAAAATCCACGCAGCAATCGGGCTCGTATTAATGTTCGTTGCCCTAATCCTTTTCAATTTTATCTAGGTGCCACAATGACCATTTCACTCATTGCCGCGGCACTAGTCATTCTGCTAATACTAGTCTTCGATTTATAACCCCTCTAAAACGTATCAGAACCCGCTCAGGCGGGTTTTTTTATGCACTTAATACAATTAACGTGTATTTCTATTAAAATCGCCCATAACGCTTTGAATCAAAATATTAATCACTTTGTGGGTAAACCATGCAAAAAGCAAAAACAGCGCAAGAACAGCATAGTTACGACGGCAAGCTTAGGCGGCTTGGTAGCCACAATATTGCTTACACCGTGCGTGAGGTGTGGCCAAAGATGCTAGAGCGCATCACGGAGGGCAAAAGCTTAATGAGCGCTACCAAGGAAGTGCAAATGTCTTATGCCACGGCTATGTATCAGCTTCGCAACAATCCCGAACTGCAAAGCAAGTATAGGGAAGCAACAGCAGAGCGTGGCGACTACCTAGCAGATGAACTGGTTGACCTATCGGACGAGATGCCACCAGCCGATCTAGATCCCGCATTAATCAACGCTTGGGTGAACCGTCAACGGTTACGCATCGATGCACGGAAATGGTCAGCGTCAAAGCTTCGCCCCAAACAATGGGGGGACAAAATCGATGTGAATGTTACGCACACACAAATATCCATCGTGCAAGCTTTGGAGCAGGCTGAGGCTCGGCTTTTGGATGTAACCGATATTGAACCAAATGAACCCAAAACTCTAGATTAGCGGTACAGCGGTACTAGCAGTACACAGCGGTATTATTGAAATCTGTAATGTACTGCTAACCCCCCAAAGGTTAGCGGTACAGGGTATGTATCTTTAAGGAGTACCAGTACCGTGAACCGCTAATTTTTGCTCACTTTTTGAGCAATTATCACTTTAGCGGTACATTCATGCTTAATCCCCATCGGACTCTTTTTTGTACGATTTCGGCATGACATACCCTGCCTCATGTCGCCCTGGGCGCTTCTCAATTGGGGCTTCAAATGGCGTATAAATAGCGTTAATCAAGCCACGCGCAACCATGGCATCGATCACCTCAAGGGCTTGATTTTTGTTGCCACCGATCCGCTCGGCCAATTCAGTTTTAGTGCGGTATTCAGTTTTACTAAGTAAATTCAGCGCCGATATCACCGCCTCCTCCTTTTGCTTTAAGAGCAATTGTCGGGCAGCTAAGTCGGCGTCCTTTCGGTTCTTTTCCTTGACCTTTGCTATCTCACTCTTGCCACCAGCCTCGATAATCTCAGGCACCCCATGGATAAGGGTTTCGGTTATTTTGTTGCCCAAGATGTCATGCGTCTTGATCACGTTGATGCTTGCACCAAACAGGATCCCATCCGCACGGGCAAAGAATCGATGCTTGGCAGATACAATCTCAAGCCACCGCTTGCCGTCATCCTCCTTGATCAAATAAAGGACTTGGTTAGCGTCTGCCTCCCAGGCACCGGCACCGCGGGCGCTAAAGTCTACGACATCGGCGCGCTTGAGCGCTTTGGCAATATGCCCAACCAACACAAGCGGGATACCCCTAAACTTCTGTTTAAGGACTGCCATGGCGCGTCCGACCTCGCTGTTGTCAGATTCATTCTCAAGATCAAATACGCTGTTATTGGTATCAAACGCCACGACCGGATTAGCACTAAATACCTCGCCATCAGCGCCTATGTTATCAACTGCCATGGTTTCGTAGAATGGCGCAACTTGGGCAACTATCTCAGGTGCCAAACGGGCGGCAGCTACCACCTTGATCCATTCAGACACCTTGCGTGCGCTGTGGGTGCCAAAATGCCCTGCCTCACGCATCGATCGCAAGATACGCAATGCCTGTTTAGGATCCTCGGACACCCAGATCAACTTGCGCCTGAGTAATGGTTTAAGGGGGTCGGCGTCATCACAGAGATGGGTGACACGGGTGAGCAGGGGCAACAATTGAGTGGTCTTCCCCGATGCGGCCGAGCCAACCACTAACACGACACCCGCCTCCATAATGCCGTCTAAAACGTACTCGGTGGGCGGGATGTTGTCTAAATCGTAATGAACAAACACCATTAATGGATGCTTTGGTTGATCACTCAATATTGATTCGGCTGCGGCATCCCCGAGCGCAGCGCTCGCACCCACGTCATGGTCAGGTGTGTAGCGGGCGACACTTTGGGCAATTTGCCGGATTTCAGAATCAGGCAAGGCTATCTCGCAACGATCCTCATTGGCCTTTGATAATGCGGCATATATCTCAGCGCTTGAAAACCCACCGTGGCGCATCAAACCACCCATAGCGGTCAATCCTACGTTACGGCTACCGCATATCAGGGGTGAGTCACTAGCGTTTGAAATGACCTTTTTGACCGCCAAAGCTACGCGCCAAGGCTCAGGTATTGAAAAGGGCATTGCACCGTCTGTCGGGTCGCCTGAGGCTTCCCACTCATAGGTGCGCGCGCTTTCAATCGTGCCGTCTTTAGTCGGGATCACAAACGAAGGTGAGGCGACAAAGTAATTGCCTGTAGACAAGAAATCAATGCCAGGGCGAGGCTTGCAACTTTTTAACCCTTCGTACCATTGAGCAACGTAATGTTCCCCACCACCGGCTGTAAGCTGGCACATAGCATCATCTGGGACATTACCTAACTCACGCTGAAATATTGGCCAACTGTCGTCACCTCCATTGCGCGGGTCAATGTCAAACACCACGATCCCTGACACCTCGCCTGTCGGGATGCCGATATTGTAATTTGGGTCTTTTGCCCACCATTCTTTGATTTGATCCGTGTCCGTAGTGGCGTTGTAAAACCCGTCCGGAGTCGCTGGATTCTTTCTCAACGCCACAAGCGGGAACACCGGCCAACCCCACGACGCATAGGTGAGCGCTGCCTCTAACTTCGTTGTTGTTGTCATAGGGAGGCTCATGGTTTGGCTGAATAGATCTTGTGCAAGGCTAAGTACAACGCATGGGTTGCTTCAACATGAACTTGTATTGTTTCAAACTCATCGCCTAAGCGTTCATTTATCATCAATTCAGGTTTAGCACCTCCAATGATGATTGAAACTTTATGATCTTGCCCATCAGTTCTTATTATTTCAAAATCCATTTGTTGAAATTTCATTTCATCACCTTCTCAGTCAAATAATCGGACAATTTTTTAGCCGTGTCATAACTGACGTTCTTCACCTCCCCTCTAGCAATGCGCCAAACGGTTTGATAAGAGAGCCCAACCTCTTGCGAAACGACTGTCGCCTTCCTATCGTGTAACGCCCTGACAATGTCATCGATGGTCATCATTTTACTGCCCCTTGAAAATATATTTACGAAACAGTTGACACAATACCATTTATTATGATCTACTACAAATAATCGCTAAACGGATCCCCGACAAGCGATCAACCTTAGGAGCCACAAATGGCTATCAATCTACGCAGTACCAAAGGACTCGCCGCCGATGGCGTGAAGCTTTTAGTGTACGGTCAAGCAGGGGCAGGGAAAACTAGTCTTATCCCAACGCTGCCCCATCCTGTCGTGCTAAGCGCTGAAGGTGGTTTGCTTTCAATTGCGGGCGCAGACGTACCTTTTATTGAAATCAGCACGATGGCCGACTTGTGGGAGGCTTATGAGTGGCTGACCACGGGCGGCGGTCAAGAGTACAAGTCGGTGGCATTAGACTCAATCAGCGAGATTGCTGAAGTGTGTCTGAACACCGAAAAGAAGACTAGCAAAGACCCGCGCCAAGCGTATGGCGAGATGCAGACTCAGATGGCCGATATCATTCGCGCCTTCCGTGACCTGTCAGGTCGTCACGTCCTGATGACTGCTAAATGCGAGAAGACCGCCGATGAAACAGGGCGCATTCTCTACGCACCGAGTATGCCAGGCAACAAAACTGGTCAGGCGCTGCCTTACTTCTTTGACGAAGTGTTGGCACTACGCGTTGAGAAAGATGCTGAAGGTGTGGCACAGCGTGCGCTGATGTGCGACTCAGACGGGATTTGGCAAGCCAAGGATCGCTCGGGCAAGCTTGACACTTGGGAAGCGCCGGATTTGGGTGCCATCATTGCAAAGATTGGGGGTTGAAATGGACAACAAAGAACCAGCATTTCCAGTTGTTTATGCAGAAGGAGATTTTGACCGCGGCATGACGTTGCGCGATTACTTTGCTGCAAAAGCAATGCAAAGTTATATTAATTTAGGGTCACTTGACGCCACAAATTTTAATTACAAAGCAAAAAAGGCTTATCAAATGGCTGACGCAATGCTTGTTGAAAGGGAGCAATCATGATCCTCTACCAACAATGGCTAGACGCCAAAGCCGACGAAAAAAAAGCAATTGCTGATCGCCGCTCAATTGAGGATCAGATTATCAAAGCTTTTAACATCCCCAAGACGTTAAGCAATACCCAAAACGTCGAGGCTGATGGGTTTAAGGTCAAGATCGTTGGTCGCCTCGATCGCAAAGTAAACAGCATCAAGCTTCAAGATTTAGCTGCTGAGTATGGCTTGACTGATCACTTGTCTAGCCTTTTCCGTTGGACACCCGAAGTAAATGTTTCAGCGTGGGAATCAGCAGACCCACGCATTACCGCACCATTGCTCGAAGCTATTACGACCAGTAACGGTCGCCCATCTTTCACAATCGTAAAGGAATAAATCATGGCACAACTAGACGAAACTTTCAGCGTTGATTCGCTTCCCGTATCGGATCGTAACTTTGAACCTTTGCCCGCGGGCTGGTACACCGCGGTGATCAATGGTGCAGAAGTCAAGGTTACCAAGGTTGGCACAGGCAAGTACATTGCTGTGCGTTACGACATCACAGGCCCCACGCACCAAGGCAGGGTTATCTTTGGCAATTTAAACATCAAGAACCCTAACCCCACGGCTGAGAAGATTGGCCGCGAGCAGTTAGGCGAGATCATGCGCGCCATTGGCTTGGCTACCGTGCAGGATACTGATCAGTTGATCGGCGGGCAGTTGATGATTAAGCTTGAGATCAGAGAGTCTGAGCAGTACGGCGCGTCCAACGACGTAAAGGGTTTCAAAGCAAGTGGTGCGGCGCCACCCAAAGCCGCATTAGCAGCAGCACCAGCAGCAGCAAGTACCAAAGCGTCCCCACCTTGGGTTAAAAAATAAGGAGTATTGAACGTGACTGTAGAACTTACGCTTGAGGAAATTAATGTAATTATGGCGATGCTTGGGCGCCAACCTTACGAACAGGTTGAGGGCTTAATTGCCAAGATCCGTGCCCAGGCGATCCCACAGTTGCCAGTTAAAGCTGAAGAGTAAAAAAGCAGGGGTGGTTAGGCAAGCATTCAAGGATGTCGTAAGTGCGTGTTTTTCTTGCCTTCCAACGCACAGTTAGTCACGGCCAAATTGACACCCCGCCCCCTTAAAAAAATGCCCCTGACCTTGCGGTTGGGGGCATAAAACCAAGGAGAGGTACCATGAAGATACCGGAATCAGAGTACACCATAAGTGTCCTGATCGACAAGCACCATGAGTCGATTCAGGGTGAGCCACGCCCCCATATGGGTGCGTCTGTACTTGGCCATGTCTGCGACAGGTGGTTATGGTTGTCGTTCAGGATGGCTGTGGTCGAAAGGTTCCCTGGGCGCATTCTGCGCTTGTTTAGGCGGGGTCAAGAAGAGGAAGCCCGAGTTGTGTCTGACCTGCGCGCAATCGGCATGGACGTGCAACGCACGGGTGAGAACCAGTCGCGTGTGGACTTCGGTTGCCACGTTAGCGGCAGCATGGATGGGGTGATTGAGTCAGGGGTGCCCGATGCGCCCAAAACGCGCCATGTCTTAGAGATCAAGACCCACGGCAAGAAATCGTTTGATGACTTGGAAAAGAATGGGGTTGAGAAGAGCAAGCCCCAACATTTTGTGCAGATGCAGCTTTACATGATGGGGCTCAAGCTTGACCGCGCCCTGTACTACGCCGTCTGTAAGGATGACGATCATATCTATACAGAACGGGTCAAATTAGACAAGGCCGTGGCACAAAAGGCGGTTGACCGTGGGCACCGCTTGGTTAAGTCTGACCGTATGCCGCCCCCAATATCAACCGATCCCACTTGGTTTGAATGCAGGTTTTGCGCGGCCCATGAGTTTTGCCACAAGACCAAGCTGACCAAGGAAGTGAACTGCCGCACTTGTACCAACAGCACGGCGCGCGAGGACGGCACTTGGCATTGTGCAGAGTATGACGTGACACTTGATTTTGATAATCAAAAGCAGGGCTGCGAGGCGCACGTCTTGCACCCTGACCTAGTGCCTTGGGGATACAAAGTTAAGGACAAAGCGGTCATTTGGATAACGCCTGATGGCGACATCAAGAATGGCGTAAGCGACTGGGAAACCTTTACAAGCCGTGAGATTGTGGCCAATCACAAAGCGTGTGCGAGTGACGATAAGTTCATTGCCGAGGCGCGCGAGATATTTGGTGCGAAGGTGGGGGGATGAGATACGGATCAGTATGTTCAGGCATTGAGGCTGCTACGGTTGCTTGGGATTCGCTTGGGTGGACACCGCAATGGTTTTCTGAAATTGAACCATTTCCATCAGCCGTGCTTGCCCATCATTACCCTAACGTGCCGAACTTTGGCGACATGACTAAATTTAAAGAATGGAAACTTGATGACTCAACAGCTATCGATGTTCTCGTTGGAGGAACTCCCTGCCAATCCTTTAGCGTCGCCGGACTCAGAAAAGGATTGGAAGATCCTCGTGGCAACCTCATGCTTACCTATCTTGCCATTGCTAACAAGTATTGCCCCAAGTGGTTGGTTTGGGAGAACGTCCCCGGCGTGTTATCCAGTAACGGAGGAAACGATTTTGCCTCCTTTCTTCGAGGGTTGGGGGAACTCGGGTATGGGTTCGCATACCGAGTTCTTGACGCTCAGTACTTTGGAGTGGCCCAGCGACGCCGCCGTGTGTTCGTTGTCGGATGTCTTGGAGATTGGCGTAGTGCCGCAGCGGTTCTTTTTGAGCGCCACAGCTTGTCAGGGCATCCTGCGCCGAGCAGAAAAGCGGGGCAAGAAGTTACCGGAACAATTGGAGCGCGCACTGGCCGCAGTATCGGAGCGCAAGACGCCGCTTGTGGGCACATGATTAGCGGAACGCTTTACAAGGGTTCACCAGGAAAATACGCAGGAGGAACAGGATTGATCCCTTGGCCACCTGAAATAGCACCCACACTTGACGCGCATTTTGGTGACAAGCAAGGGCTAGAGAATCAACATATCAACGGGGGGGGGGGTTATAT